GCCTTCCATTTTTCGTTCGCACGTTTTTGTGCTTCTGATGTCATCGCTTTTTCAACTCCTCATCAAGACGCCGGTTCTCTCTTTCAGCATAATTATATCTTTTCCTAACCTGATAGTCTTTAAAAAAAGAAATACCTACCGCTATTACTGAAATCACAACTATAAAAACCCAGCTTTCATCCATAATATATGTTATGATGAAGGTGCACCAAACTAAGGGAATCGGCTCCCTCGGTTTGGTTGAACAATTACTTGTTGAGTTCTTGTTCAATTCTTTGATTTTCTAGCTCTGGTTTTCTCGCTTTTGCTCTTTCGATGCGTCGTTTAACTTGTCGGTCGAGCAAGTAGCTGATTACTAGGGCTATTGTAATTGCCTTCGCCATATCTTTCCTTCTTCCTACACTATTTTTATACCTCCTAACCTATACAAAGTCGACCTTTTTCTTCAAAAATTCCTACTTTTTTATATAAAAAATATCCCCCGTTCGGCACGGGGGATTACGAAGCTATATACGATTGTGGCTATGTTATACCACAGAAATCGTCAGTATTCCAAACGCCAACCAATAAAAAAACAGATGTTGGACCGCTTGCTGCCACATCTGCTTTCTTGAATCTGAATCAATTTACAAAGATTAACTTTTTCGCTTGAAGCGATTCTTAATCTTATCTGAAATCAAATCAGATATAACGTTAGTTAGTATGGTTGTTACTAACGATATTAAAGCTGGTATCAAGGTTTTCACCTCGATTCTGGCACACTTTCCAAGATGGTTGGTCTTGAACGTGCCAACTTTAATTTTATCGAATTATTGACACTATCACAATACAAAATGTATAATGTAGTTGGTATCAAGGTTTTATATCTCGATTGGAGACCGGTTATCTCCATTAAATACGGTTGGTTACCGTGATTTGCCCGCCTTTCTGCTCTTCAAGCTGAAAGGCTTTTTTTGGCGCAAAAAAGGCTCACCAGTCATTACCAGACCAGTGAGTCTTCCTTAATGTCAGATATTTAATTTTTGTCCCAGATAAATCCAGTTAGGATTGCTCAAACTGTTCATCTTCTGTAATTTTTGCCAGGTTGTGCCATAGCGATTTGCAATGCTGGATAGCGTATCCCCACGTCTGACAGTGTAGGCACGTGTGGCGGTGACGGTCTGTCCACTGATGGTCAGACGATCGCCCGGGTGGATAACCGTGTAAATCGTCTTTCCGTTGCGTTGTGCCAACGTATACATAGACAGTCCATACTTAGCCGCGATATTCCACCACGAATCGCCAGGCCGAATAATATAGTAACTTCCGGAAACAGTAACAGTCGGCTTAACCGCCACGGCGTTTTTAACATCTCCTTTAATAACAGAAACAAGTTCCACGTTTCCATCAGTACCATGCCAGTTATCCGCAAATTGCCACATCGCTACATAGTTCATTGACGGGAAATAAGCAAAATCCGGAGCTAACTGTAACCCGGTTGTCTTATAGCTAGCAACCCACAGGCACGTTCCAAACTGCTTACCAATACGCTCAATATCTACATATCTTTTCATATAATAGGCACCGCTATATAGTAGCGGTTTATACCCCGCGCTTTTAACGGCTGACATAAACTCAATAATTGCATCGGTATTGGCTGTTCTTGACATCGATGCACCCTGCTCGTAATCCAATGCGATAGCAGCGCCCTGTTTTAACCCTGTCCTGTGCGCATCCGATACTGCATACCTGGCCATCTTTTGCGCGAGCAATCTATCTGATCCAAACTGTCCCCAGAAATAGCCTGCAACGTCCTGACCGCTTTTTGACGCATTGGCTAGCTGTGCCGAAGCTTTTGGATTTTGATAATGTTCTCCTTCAAAGCCACCGGAACCGCCTAGCTTGACAATGGTAAATTCAGACCCTAGCTGTTTGCGTTGTAGCATGTAACCGAAATCACTCAATTGATAGCTAGATACGTCCTGACCTAATCGATTTGCCTGCACGTTTTGACCGCATAAAAAAAGCCCTGCACACATAGCAAAGCCCAACATGATTTTATTTTTCATCGTCATCACCTCGATAGTCATCAGATAACTTATAAATGTATTTTTTAAGCCAAGACGGAATCGGGATTCCCATTTGGCCTAAATTTTCCGTGATGGAAATCGCATAAAACAGGATGTAGAAAATCAAAAGCGTGTCTGCCATTCCGCTAGCTCCGTAAATATCGCAAAACGGATATAGCATACATACGATCAGCAACAGCGTCGAATGTTTGATAAGTCCACCGATTCCCTTACTGGATGTAGTTTTCTTGTTGACCAACGATTTGACGAACCCCGTCATGACGTCGATTAGCACTACTAGAAAAAACGCGAAGAAAACAGGGTTATCAATCAGTGCTGACAAATGTTTAATGTATTCTATATGCAACATTTAATCACTCCTTTTTTTATCCTACCCACCCACCGCTATAGTTATTATTCTGTTTCAGTTTCTGAGTAAACCTGGTCTTGCACAGCATAAACAAATTCTCTGAACGAATTTGCATCATCTCTTACAGCTTTGGAATTTTTGCGATAAAGATCAACGTTGGCAATTGTTGTAACGATATCTTGACTCAACGCATCATTTGAAGATACCTGTGCTGAAAAACGTGCTACAGTTTCATTGTCTATTTTTGATTCTCCAGAAAGGTTGACTGTTTTCTGCTTCGTAAGTGCCATTGCTACTCCTCTTCTTTCTTTTGATTTGCTTCTGCTACCATTTGTTGCAATTTTTCATTTTCAACTGCTAAGTTAGCTAATTTGATATTAAGATTACCAATTTCAGCAGCAAGATTGCTGATGATTTTTTGTAATTTTTCAGTATCCATTACTTATCCTCCTTATTTTCTGCTCCAATAATGTTAACTAATGACGGATCTACACCGTTTTGCTTGCAGAAGTCCTTTTGCTCTGCAATGGCTGCTGCCATAAATTCCTGTTGACGTTTCTCGATAACCTTATCATCTTGCTCAGGCAAAATAGCCCTGCCATCATCAGAATAACCAATCGGCTCTGATAGCCCCATCGTTCTAACAACAGGTGTGCTGCCATCGCCTGTTAAGTATGTTTGCATTTCGGCAATTTCGTCACCGTTAGCATTTTCGATTGTATCCGTAAGAATGATTGTTTTTTTCAAAGCCATATTATTTCCTCCTATTTTATAAATCGCGAACCTTGGACCCGGCAAACTCTCGGATTCCGCCTGAAGCAAAGGCAATCCCGGATGTCGGTGAAACTCGATTGGAAATCGCAGGTATCTTCCATTGCTGATACCAGTTGGACCACTGACACCACGTAAATCTCAGCTTGTTAGAAGCGCCACAAGAAATTTCCACATTTTCCATGTTCATAGTTCCCCACGGCTTTATGTCGTCCCAACGAAATGCGATTCCCGATGATGATTTAGTATTTTCGTTGTAACCAACCTGTATAGATGGATAATAGTAGCCACTGTTACCCCAGCGTATGTTCCTGATATAGAAGGGATCCTTTCCTCCCGTATAAATTGTGCGTGCTTTGTCATTTTCCAATGTACACGTATCGTACCAGTGAAAGCCTGAGCCGAAACCTCCATAACCTGTCGCAGACCACTTCATCGAAGGGCTCCATTCATAACCGCCGTCAAAATTACCTTTAACAACCTTGCCAATCGAGATTTCATCCCCATTACCGCCGCTGCTACTTGGGCAGACTACCAATCCTAATCCGTTCAAATTCGTGTTTGCCACATTTTGGCCATAAACTAATCCACCCGTCCAACGATAATCACCCGATTTTGGTTCTTGGCGCTTAATACGATACCCTGCGCTGCCAATATCAAATGTCCACTGATCCTTGTTAGCGGCTGTACCACCTTCAGCGTGTATTCCTGACCCGTCTAAGCTCATCCACGAATTGTTGCTACCTATTAGCTTTGCGATTTTAGCCGTCAGCGTGCCGGTGGTGATTTTAGACGCATCGATATTGATGACGCTGATTTTAGCCGCATCGATGGTGCCGGCCAGCATCATGTCGGCCGTGATACCAGTTGCTTTGATTTTTTTTGCAAAAGTCGTCCCGTCAATCGCAACATCGCCATTCAGCAGGATATGCTTTGAATCAATTTTAATTGCCGCACTAGTCATATCGATTTTCGATATGTCAGAACCCCCGACGAGTTGGGCAACTTTTAAACCAATTCCATCTGATGACTGTTTGATTGACGTCATGTTTGACTGAGTGTAATCATCAAGCTTCACAAAACTTGCATACGCTACATAACTTGCGCCACCTTTGCCAGTCGTATCTTTAGTTGCTATGCATGGCAGAACTCGCGTGACATTATCCGGCACCGTTACAACGCCCTTTACCCATCCCCAGTGGTCTGGAGTGATAGTGACACCTGGTCCCCTCGCCCAGTACGTTTTCCTGCCTTGCTCATAGCGCAAATACGCAGCAGGTATAACGTTCAGCCCGTTATATACACTCTTCATATTGGCGCACAGTGCCTCAACGTAGAATTTATCTCCCGGTTTGACAGGTATCCATGAGGTTCCATAGTATAAATCACCACCGGTCGAGGAGTACACCCAGTTATAGAATCCGTTAACCGGCCCGCCTTTCTGAAGGGTTGCCGGCGTTTTAAAATCAGCACAGCACCAATTTCCGACTGCCGAATCCTCAAAACTCTTCTTTCCGATAAGCTCGCTGCTCGAATCAAGATTGTATTTCCAAACCTGTTGCTGAAAACCCGTTGCATCCTGTAACCAGCTTGAGTTCTGATTAATCTTAATCAACTTTTTCCAATCATCGGTGGCCTTTAAGCTATTGATCGTCGAGTTCTTAAGCGCATTCTCTCTAGTCTGCGTTTCCGTCTTGGTATAAACGGACGATGATAAAGCATAAGTACGCTTGACTTCGGCTTGATAGGCCGTGAGTGCATCGGCCTGAGTCTGTATGCGCTTGTTAATGTCCCCATCCGACATGCACCAGTCAGTAGCTTTAGTGCCTTTTTCGAGTTTTACGTGGCGGATAGCGATTTGACCAACAAAAGAGCTTGTAGTGCATAGCTGCAGAACGGTAGCCGCCGAGTCATTGGTCGGCTGTACCGGAGATGTGGCGATGGCAGACAAGCGGACAGCCTGTCCTACTTTAAGCGTGCACTCTCCACTCGTCCCGTAAGAGAACCAATCGCTTTTTCTACGAATTAGCAGCTCAGCCGTGGGCAATCTAGAAGAGCAGTTGAGCAACTTAACATCGATACTAACTGTATAGATTCCCGCTTCCGGTTGGCCCTTGGGCATATCGATGTACCAGTTGTTGCGGTTTTGTTTTGCTGTTTTCTGCGTGAAGACTGTCCAGCCGTTTTGGAAACTCATAGCGTCATACGAGTTGTGCCCTATCGCCGCGCTTTCCATTGAGCTATTGTCTAGCAAATTCGCTCCGCCAATCTGTAACCCGTCGATTTTGCCATTAAGCGCCTTGTACGCTTCTGTCGTACCGTATGCATCAGCCACTTTTTTGGCAAATCCGCTGCCAAAAGATCCAGTCGATGTGTTGTAGTCAAGCGCACTGATCAAATTGGTTGTTTGCTTTTTTGTTTGACTGGTTTCATTGCTATAGGCAGATACCAACGTGTTCAAATCACCTGTTGCCCCGTCCTTGCCAATCAGTTTTCTGATCGTAGTATCATACCCGGCTACTTTCGTATCAATACCGCTTGCCTTAACAACGCTGTTTGCGAAACTTGTCGAGTTCATAGTCGTTTCAATAGTGTCAGCTTTTGTCTTTACAGACTTGACATCACTTGCAAGCGTGTCAACTTTATCTGCCGTCTGTTTAAATTGTGTCCCTGTTACATATCCGTTCAAATCGGTTTTGTTGGCTTTTTGACTGAGTTCGGTTGACGTTTGTCGCTTAAACGTGTTGTACTCACTACCATCGACTTTAGAATCGACCAAAGATTCAATTCGGTTATTTTCAGCTTTGACGCTGATCAATCCGCCCTTGCCGTCGCTCAATGCTGCTTCCAGAGCACCAGCTCGGGCTGATGCTGATGTAACCTTGCCATCAAGGGTAGCATAGGTAGCTTTTACGCCGCTGACATCTGACTTGATTTCCCCGATTGCTTTGCCGTTTTTTGTCACGGTTTTAGCAACGTCATCAACTTTAGTACGTGCTTCGGCAGCAACACTGCTAGCCTCTGTTGCATTTTCAGCAGCAGTTTCTGCCGCTGTCTTTGCAGACTGAGCCGTTTCCGAGGCTTTAGTCACGGCCGTGGAAAAAGCCTGCTTCTCAGTCTGGTAAGTTTCATTAGGTACGTACTTGTCATCGATTTCCTTAAATTGTGCATTGACGTCTTTGATGGCCTGGTCAACTTCCTTCTGCGTGTTATGCAGCTCTGTCGTCGACGTAATCAATTCCCAGTTACCATTCTGATACTGGTACATTTCAGTTTCGCCATTGCCTAAGTCTTTGTACCACAAATCGCCTTCGACGGCATGCAATGGTTGGCTAGCGCCATAGAAGTTGGTATTCTTACCGTTTGCCGACTGCAGGGCAGACTGTGAATATTCTTTGGCCGATTGTACGGTGTCCTGCACTGCGCTGATTGTTGACGTGATGCTTGCTTTTTGGAAATCGTCGCCCAGCTCGATCGTGTTGTTCTGCGCATTAAGCAAATCGTGAGTGACCTTGTATACACGCGTCAGGTACTCTATTTTTAAATCATGCCTAATAATTGCAACAGTATCGCCCAAATTCAAATTACCGACGTCTGTAACAGATGCTTTAAATGATACTTTCGGTCGTTTGAGTTCCTGCAGCTTGTCATACGTTGCCTTTATCAACAAATCCTTGTCATCGATTTTGTCAAATTCGACAAAACCGATTCGCGGCTTACCGTCAGAAAAACCATATACGGCCGTTGCAGCCGGGTCTTCAAGGTATTCTTGCCCTGCCGGTTTATCAAGCGGATTGCCCGCTGATTTTTTCCAAACAACGTCAGCAAACGTGATCTTACGACTGTAACCGTCAGGACTGCCATCAGTACCTTCGCTGACCTGCACACTGGACCCACGGCCTACCAGTGCAGTTACCAGAGTGTCACTGGACTGTTCGCATGTTACGCTGAGCAGCTTATCGCCGTACTCGTACCTCCGTCCGGTTCTGGATCCCATTTGAGTGTACATGTTAACCAAGCGCCTTTTGACATGATTGTCAATCGGGTCAAAAACAACGTCAAATGTAATTTCCAGGTTAAACAGGTTAACCACGCTCTGCAGACTAGCCAACACGGTCGTGTAGTAAAAATTGGTGGTCTGCCGGCCGGTGTCAGCGACATAGCCGACCGAGTACCGGGTTTGCGCAAGAATCTGCGTCAGCATTTCTTTTGCAGTCCGATTCTGCGGTCGCAAATCTTTGATGTATGAGTATGCTCCCAGCTCATCATATGCCGATTCAACCGCGGTATAACTGACCTGATTGTCTTCTTGAGTTTCGGTCAAGATTTTAAAACACATGTATGTTGTCGCGTTCGGCCGTTGGAACAGTACGTACAGGCAGTCATCACGTAGCTTTTTTGCCGTCGCGAATTTCAAGCTGCCTGCAGTGTTAATCTGCTCCTCGAACGTTGCACTTAAAATATCTGACGATACTATGCCGATAACGTCTTGTTTTTTATTCAACTGATACAAAATCACAATTTCTTCACCTCGAATCTGACCGTATATTCACCGTCTGCATTAAACGTCAGTACTGTATTCTTATCAATCGTAAAATCAGCAAAGTTGCTGTTAAGCGATACGCTCGACAATACGTTTGCACCATTGACAGTACACGACAGTGTTTCAAAATCAACTACTACCTTCTTGCCGGCCGAAACCGACTGGTTAAGCAGGAACCTTTTGCTCTGATTGCTTGTCATCTGAAAAACAGAGATGGCCGAGCTAGGCGTGAATTCGACTGAAAGAGGGACGTTAGAGAATTCGCTATCGTAATCGACAAAAGCAACCGTTTTGCCAGTGCCTGTTTTTTGCTGTGCAACCGAATAGCAGTACGGGTCGCTCAACGTCACTTCGATCGAGCCTGTCGGGTGTAGCGTAGTATCGTCAAGCGTAACTGATGTCACTGTGCCTACATACTTATATAGCGGATCATCGGCAAACGAAACCGTGGTATTCTTAGCCGAGAGAATCCGCTTGAGTTTGCTCGTCTTGGCAATCAAATCTGTCAAGCTGACAGATTTAATAAAAAACTTAACCGTCAGCTTTTTTGATTCTAAGCGCGAACTCAGATATTTGGCGCCGTCGCTAGCTAAATCCGTAGCAGTTACTGCACGGGTAAAATCACCTCTGCCAGCAACCGAAAGCGTGGTGAACCCATCTATATTACTATCCAGGCACTGACCGCCATAGCTGCATGCAACTTGAGATTTCATCTAAACCCTCCTTCCTAAAATTTATAATTGCGTTGGAACTGTGCTTTGGTCCCCTGTGCCTTTGAAATGTCATCGACAAATGCAGAAAAATCACTGTTTCCAAGCGTCAAATTGATCACAACTGGTGTAGTACCAACCGGAGCAGTACCTGTTTCAACGTTCCCGGAGGTGGCTAATGTAGCAACCGGATTAGCAGTCAGCGTATCAGCAATCGTACCACTCATGCCCAGCACGGTTGACTTAACGTTTTCAAATCCGTTTACCAGTCCCCCGTTAAGCCCAGCCATGATTGCATTGCCGGCCGGAATCAGCAGTTTTTTATCATAGCTGATAGGGCCCTTATGTTTCTTAATCCACTTGGCAATACCTCTTACAAAGTGCTTGACACCTCCCCAAGCGGATTTGAGACCGCTCAGAAGACCGTTCATGATAGCTGCACCGGCATGCCATAAATTGATGTTCCGCAATCCGTTAAATGCAGACCTAACACCGCCCAAAACACCCTTGACGCCGCCAGACACGTTGGAGACGCCACGGCCGAATGCGCTAAATGCTGCCTTAGCGCCACTGACGGCTCCGCGTACACCGCCGGATACGCTGGAAACAACGCTGCCTAATCCATGCCATGCTCCTGATACTGCACTCCGCAAGGCATTACCGGCAGACTTCAAACTGTTCCATGCGATTTTCAAACCGTTGACTACGCCCTTGACGCCTTCACCAGCGAGCTTTACACCATCCTTGATTCCGTTCCACGCAGTGCTGACAACGTTCTTCATCGTTTTAGCCGCACCGCCCAGACCACCGAACTGACCGATTAACTGCCCGATAAAACTTGCCAACATTGTAATAACTGGCGAAAATGCTTTGAACACATTAACAATCACTTGAATAATCGGCGTGATGACCTGGATAACGACCTTGAGCGCGTCAAAAGCAAATTTAATCGTACTCAAAACACCCTTGAACACACCACCCAAGAATGCGCCTAAAACCTGAAATGCCGGTTTAAGCGCACCAGCAATTACGCTGACTAACGGTTGAGCCGCATTCCACAGTGACGCAAACGATTTGACCACTCCGCTGACAGCAGGACCTGCGACTGAAACGAATGAAGAAAAACCGGCTGAAACCGCTGGCAGAATTGCATTGGCAAGCGACTGCAATCCGCTAAAATTCAAATGCGAGAAGCTGTTTTTAATCGTATTGACAACCGGCTGAATTGCCGACGTGATTTTTGAAAAGCTTGACGTAATGCTTGAAAAATCGATTTTAATGCCGAGATTTGAAAACAGTCCTTGAATACCTTTTTGAACATTGGGAGCTGCCGCCTGAATGAACGTGCCTATCGCACCAGGCAGATTCTTAAAAATTCTGCCGACCATCGGCAAGAAGTTGTTAAACAGGAAATTAGACGTGGTTGTCGCCAAAGCATTAAGCGATGGCGTGATATCCAGTTCCCCGTCAGATAGATTGCCAAGAACATCCTGAAACGAAGCCTTCATCGAGTTGAACGACCCCTGAAGCGTAGTTGATGCTTCCTTGGCCGTTGTACCCGTAATCTTAAGATGTTCCTGAACCGCATGGATTGCCTTGACAGTATCGCCAAAATCGCCGACAGTGTAGTGTTCCCCCGTCAGCTTTTCAGCGTCCTTCATCAGTCGTTCCATTTCGGATTTAGTACCACCGTAGCCGAGTTTCAAGTTGTCCAACATTTCATAGTTGCCACGGGCAAGAGATTGATACGTTTCCTGAACTAGTTCCATATCGGTGCCCATTTTATTAGCGTTATCGCCCATGTCAGTCATTGCGGTATTGGCCAGTTTTGCGGCCTTTTTCGTGTTACCACCGCACGACGACACAAGGGACGCCGCAAAACTGGTTACGTTTTCCATGTATGAGTTAGCCGACACGCCGGTTGTCCGGTACGCTTCCTGCGCATACCGCTTAACCATACCTGCCGAGCTTTTGAAAAGCGTCTCTACACCACCGATTGACTGCTGCAGCTTGCCGCCTTCTTCAATCGAAGCTGCGATCGCCTTACCGATACCGGCAGCCGCGATTGCGGCAGAAGCGACTGCGGCTAACTTTTTGCCAAGGGTCAGTCCGCCGGTACGGCCGGCTGCATCGGCTGCGGGAACAACTTGATTTGTGATTCCGCCTGAAATTCCTTTAGCGGAAGGCACGATTTGCACATAAGCTTTGCCGAGCTCAATCGCCATCAGTTTCCACCCCTTTCAAAATTTTGTTGCGTGTTTCTTCAAACTCCTTGCCGCTTGCGAATGATATATTTTCAGTCTCAGGCTCTTGTGCGTTGCCTGTCAGCAAATCTACTACGCTTGCTGGTCTGTTCTTGCCGGTTTGCGCATCCTCTGTTTTTTGCCAGATGAGAATGCTTAACCTGTCTAGAATGCCCGCAGACAAAAGCGTATCAAGCGTATATCGCATGTCAGCCATTGCCATTTTTATGCGAGAATCGTCCCTTAAGCCATAGCAAAAAACAGCTACCCGGTATGCAGGTAGCTGTCTGTAATTGTAAATGCCATACGTTTCAGCCAGGTCGCATATCAGCGCATCCTCATCTGTGTTAATGGCAGCGGCAAGGAATACTATTTTTTTAAGGTGGCCTGAGTTGAGAAAATGTCTTGAAATTCAACCAACATCTTCTCGATATCAACAACCCCTTCTTCGTCTCTAACGTGGTTCTTAAGTTCATCGACTCGATCACCGAGTAACATCTTAAAGATTTTAGGCAAGACAAGCGGGTTATCGTCAACCTCTGCCAGCAACTCGACTAACTCATAGTTCTTCAAGATTTTTTCATCAAATTCGTACTCAAATCCTGTCTTTGTCTTGCCTTTAAGCATTATGATCACCTCCCGCCTTTGGTTTGACAATGTACTCGTAGTGCGTGTTTGAGTTGTCATCGGGGAAGCAGGTAACGGTGGTTTCATAGCCGACATCATCGCCGTCAACATACTTGATTTCGCCAATTTCGGTGACTTTCCCCTGCGGAATCACAATTCGCTTCAGCACATTGTCCCTCAACACCAGCTCAATGACAATCACGTGTTCTTTTAGCTCAGTTGAATTCGATTTAACGACTACCCCTGTGTCAAGCGTTCCTGTGACATTGGCATCACCATACACTTCCTTCAAAACGTCAACATTCAGCACTTCGGCCAAAGTGTATTTGAACGTATCCGTCTTTTCCTTCTGGACGGAGTTGATGATGTCACCGCCCCAAGCCTTGATATCATCAGTCTTGCGTTCATCCGAATTCTGAATGCCGTCATCTGACACGTATCCAAGGCACTTAAACGCTGCATTAAGCGCACTGGTTGCGTCAGTCGGCAATGCCGTCCCGGTCGGAGCGCTGTAAATGGCACCGCCGACTTTAGGTTTTGCATTCGTGACATATTTAACTGTTGTTGCCATCATATGACCTCCTTACAAATAGTTAATATCATATACCGCCTGATAGCGGTAATTCTTAGTTTCAGTATCAGTAAAATTGTAGCTGCCGTTAAGATGCGCACCACCGACGTTCTCAACCGTTGTCAGCCCGTCCATTGCTCGGATGACATCCTCATTGAGCTTCGCCGCATTATACAGTGATGTTCCGTACGATTGAATGGCAACCGTTGCCTTCTTCAAATGATTTGACTCACTGCCGCCCGTTTTATCAAGCAGGACATACGGTACAGTAACGCCTGTTTTATGCTCCAAAAGCACGGGAACATCAAGCACACTGTCGAGATACTGTTTCAAAATGAGTTCAATCACGTGCCGCATTCACCGCCTTCAGAATCGTATTATGCTTCGCATTACTGCGTTTTGCCTTGATGGAATCGGCATATACCATAGTGTTTGCACGATTCTTGCCGACATATATATCCTGTTCGTATCCATCGCCGCACCGTTCCCGAATGATTTTAGCCTTAGCCTTAAGCCCTGACTGCATCTCGGACGATTTGAGCAGCTGTGCAACACCGGCACGGTTTAGTACAAAACGGTTCTTACTCATATCGTTCCACCATCACTTTCCTATTCCACGCCAGCGGTATCAAGCTTTCGATGCCTTCCTGAGGAATGCCCACAGTTCGCCAGGTCTGGCCAAAAAACTTGACCTGCCGATTGGTCCAGTTGTGCGAATCTCCTTTAGGTATGGCTAGCTCATACACGATCTTCTTGCCAGTCATGCTCATCTCAGCAGTAACATCATCCGTTGACGCTGGCGCTACCAGAACGTTGTCAACCGCAATCTCTTCCTTGACCGTAACCGGCTGTCCGAACGGGTCTTCTGATTCCTCTGTCTCGTCAACGAGAATAACTGTAATTCCTTTAAGCATACGGGTCAATCACCCCATATCTCTGACGTTTCAATCCCAGGCGCTTAAGCTCAGTGTCCTTGATAAACAATCCACCGCCAGGAACAAGGAATGAACCACTGTAGGAGTAGCCTAAAGCGCTCTCCGTCATCTGTGTCATCGGTTCATGATCAGTTGACGTCATCAGCGTTCTCGCTACAACATCAACGGTCACAGACTTTAAAACGCTCGCATAAGCATCGCTGTCGGCCGCCAGTTCATCAAGATTTTTGCCAACTTTGTCCGCTTCGACACGCAGACTGTCAGAGACAATCTCCAACAGACCTTCCGCACGCTCGCGTTCAGCAGGCTTCAAATTGCGCCACAACTTTTCCATATCTTCGATAGTTGCAAAATTTGCCACCCTACCACCCCCTAAACTAATCTATAGTGACTATTCTGCAGGTGCTTTGATACGTGCAAACGCCTTCGCGTCAAGCACGCCCCAACCGATAAACGACTCGGCACGAAGCAGCACTTCGTTGTTTGCCTTGAGGTCACGGCCTGTCTGATCAGGGTCGCCATACTCGATGACTTCAAGCGGGATTTCTTCCGAGTAGCCCCACTTGAACGCATTCTGAAAATCGCCTGCAATCACGTAGTCGTTTTCGGACGTAGCGCCTTTTGTGGCAAGCGTCTTGTTGACATCAGACGTCATACCGTAAAATGCATCAGGGTTTTGTCCGAAACGGAATTCCGGATATTGCACTACACCGTTGACCTTGACCTGTGCCAAAGCTTGACCTGCGGCTGGAGAAAGTGCGAGACCCGTAACATCATAATCATTGGCAACAACCGTTTGAACAATTGCGTCAATCTGGTCATCGAGCTGTTTCTTAGCGTCAAAATCAACACCCGTTACCAAACCATCAAGAGAATTTGTTGCCTTAAATGAAGCATCAGTGAGCGATTTCGGCTCCAGACCATGAATTGCGGCCAAATCAAAGGCAACCGCAACCTTTTTAGCAAATCCATCAGAAAAGGCCTGAAGGTAATCTACCTGCTTGGCCTCAGAGCAGTATTTGAACTCGTCAGTAATGCGTGCCTGATAGACAAACTTTGTTGGGCGAATGACCTTTGACTCGAGAGTTGCCTTGCCCGGCTTCTTCGTTTCGCCTTCGCCTACAATTTGTGCATTGCCTTCCAAATTAAAAACAAACTGTTGTGAGCCGTTGAATGGAATCGGTGTTTGTGCGCTGAGTTTTGCAAGGGTTGAGTAGCCCTTGACCTTCGACATCAATTCTGTGACAAGCTCCGGTGAAAAAGTTGTACCGCCTTTTAATGTGTCAACCATAATATCAATCTCCTTTTAAATTAATGTTCTGTAAGCTGGCGCGTCATCTGCGCCCAGCCTTTATCATCAACTGCCGGTTCTGTCGATTTCAACGGGGCAGCCGACTTAGGCTGCATGTATCCGGCCAGTGTTTCTGCATCGCGCTTCAGGCTGTCTTCATCATCACCTCGTAGCCGATTGGCAAACTCAAGTGGCAAACCACTCTGCAAAGCCACGCGGGTTTTCATTTTCTCCGTTTCATAACCGGAAATCTTGGCCTGCAGGTCTGCGATTTGCTTGTCAAACTCGCCTTTTTCCGATTTGGATGATTCGACCGTCGAATGCAGCTCAGCATTTTCAGTTTCAAGTTCCTCAACGCGTTCCCTGAGCTTGTCGTAATCGGCGTACTTCTCCTTCTGACGCGCCAAACGCTCTTTTACGATACGATCAAGTTCTTCCTGCGTTTCGATTGTTTTAAATTCAGACATATCACTGTCTCCTTTCTCCGCATTTCCCGTGCGTTCGGTAATGTCAGCAAGCTAGTAGCTTACTTTCTGCTTTTTACGGGGCTTGAGGGTTGCACAAGCCCAGTGCGCCAGCAGCGCGCTGTCCATAACACTGATATCCATGTCATCAAACTGCGATCGGTACCCAAAACCGCCGCTTGAGCCGATGCTGCGCTTATCACAGTTCGTTGTGATTCTGCTAAGCGTCGGCTGCCCTGCGTGACATAGCGTTTTCTGATAAATCGCTTGCTCCCACATGGAATTGGCCATGATAATTTCCTTGACGGTCGGCAGTACCACGTTTTTGACGTGATAGTCTTTGAGTTCATCGGCCAGAATTTTTTGGCGACTAGCCCCATCAATTACAATTTGCTCCACATCAGCAGTTTTCAGGAAATTAACAATCCACTGATTACCGTTGCGGACCGATTGACAGTCGATGGTTTCGACAAACACCCGCTTGTCTGCGGTATGTACCGCAATGCTTAACGCAGCGTTTGCCCCGTCTTGACCAAATTTGACACCGGCAAACAGTTTGCCTTGAAAAGCCGGCAAACTGTCAACTTTTAGCGCATCCCATTCAGTTGCTGCAATTGCAGATTTCTGATTGTACGCTGGCCAAAAACCCAAGCGTTGAACGTTGTGGTCAAGCTTATCTTCACCAAGTTCAGCTTCAATTTTGCGTTCCGTCAGATGGAAACCCAACGACGGGTTGGAGTTGTACCATGCATCGATATCGTAGATTTCCTTTTCTTCAGATACCGACCACTCCGCCCAACCAGAGTATTTTGCTTTGCCAAAAAGGCAAGTTTCACGGTATTTTGTGAATACCGTACCGCTTGAAACGGGTGTGGGTGGTGTACCGCACATCACGGTCATCGGGTTTTCGCTGTCGGTCACCGTGTACTTGAGTGCCGATTCCTGTTCGGTCGTATACTCCTGTGCCTCGTCGATAACGAGAAAATCAAAGCCTTCGCCCAGTCCACCGTTGGATGTCCTCGTACGAAACTGAATGATTCCGCCCGTCTCATACAGTTCAATACTTTCCTGGCCTTTTGCACGAATGGAATTGAAATCTTCGCCATCCTTCATTCCCATCTTTTCAAGATACTTCTTGACCTTTTCAAAAGATGAATGAGAAGTACTGATCCTGTGCGCCGTATGCAGCATGTTAAGCCCGTGCTGCAGACCCCACAGTTCTAGAATATAGATGATTTCCGTTTTACCGTTACGACGGGGTATGGAAAAACCGAACTTCTGATGCACCCATAAGCCATCATCATCAACAGCCATGATTGACTTGACAAGATTTTTCTGCCACAGGTAGCTCTTCAGCCCGGTTTTTTCGTATATTGCGATTGCTTCATCCGACAAAGATTCAGTGTACGGTAGAATTACCGATTGAGTAGGATTCTGATTGCCTAGTCGTTTTTTAGCCATGTTTGCACCTCTTAAACACGTTATGGAAAAATAAAAACACCCTTACGGATGCTTAGATTTTAATCTTTCAGGTTTTTCTCTACGCAGTTTTTCAACATAATCTTTCAACTCTTTTGCTCTTTCTTTTTGAAGACGCCGTTCTTCTTCGGTATAATCCGGCTTGTTGGATTCTGAATCAATTCGTTCCTGATAATATTTTCGAGCCAATTCCTTACTTAACATAAAAGTATCACCTCAATTTATAAATATATAAATCAGCCTCTTTTTTCACTAACTCTAAATCAGCACCACTGTTTATAAGAAACTCTCGCTGCTTTCTATATGCTTCATCAGCTATCAACTCAACGTAACCGCCATTACTTCCCCTGGGAACAATAATTGCCACATTGGATACCTTTCCTATTACTGCCTTTGGAATAGCTGAAGTGCTCAAAAACTTATTCAACCGCTGATTAAGTTCTTGGAGTAATTTATCGTTCCTGTATACTATTATATCATCTTTCAACCTAAGTTTCGATATGGCGGCCTTGATATTGTCTGCGTTTCTCACCGTTGACGGATTCTGCGCTGAATCTGGTAATCTTGATGTTGGAGTCAGTGATGCCAAGGAGTTCAAGAGTGTTGTCCATGAGCATTTCAAGGCCTTCTTTCGTAAATGAGCAGGTTAATCATTGGGAGTCAGCCTCTCTGAGTCCACACCCTCCAGCCGTAGTTTCCGGAGGGTAAGCATTGTGATGTCAACCGCAATCAGGCAAAGTCGTGGAGCGCGCGACAGAGACAAGGTGTGGAACCGAGCGCTTAGCCCGCGAGCACCAGGCCTGCTCGAACGCCAGCAGGCGAGCCTGCCAAGTGAGAGTACCTGGGCGGAACGGGCTGCGAGGTGAAACCCAGTTAGGTTGCAGCGCGTTCGAGCTTTGCGAATCAACGGCGGATGTCACGCAACGTCAGACGGAAACGAAGATGGGAATGATAGATTCAGCTGCATTGGTATAGTTTCATTTTATAGCATTGCGAAGATATTTTGTGAATACAAAAATGGTGTTGAAAAATCATCATCAACACCATTTAGTATAGGCCCTCAAAAAACGGCCTAACCGCAGAACAGTTCCGCAATCAAGCCGTATCTTGTTAGTTAAAATTTTATATTTGAACTGTATACTTGACAGGACACAGTACAGTTTATAAAAAGGAGAGTACAGGATTTGAACCTGCGCGCCGGTACTACCGGTTCGCCGGATTTCGAGTCCGGTGCATTACCACTCTGCCAACTCTCCATAACAGTATTAATTATATCAACTAATATTGCTATTGGCAAGAGAAAAATTCA